GTAATCACAAGGGAAAGGATGCTTGTATTTTTAGAACGGCGAGTGGTGCAATCGGTTTTCATTGCTTTCATAATTCTTGTGCTGATAAGACATGGCGTGATGTGCGTCTATTGTACGAGCCGGATGCTTACGAAAAGAGACAACAAGAATACGCCGAGAAAATCTATTCTCATTCACCGAAAGTACAAGAACCGGTACACATCAAAGAAAAAGAGGGAAAGCCAGTATTCCTTACAGCAAAGGACATCATGGAAATGCCGAAGCCGCCGGAAACATTTGTGAAAACCGGAATCAAGGACATAGATGTACGGATGCGAGGATTGAAGACCGGATACGTTACGGTAATATCTGGGTTGCGCGCTTCCGGGAAAAGTAGTTTGATTTCAGAACTGTGTCTGGACTGTGTAGAAAATGGAAATAAAGTATCTGTATTTTCTGGTGAGTTATCTCCACAAAACTTTATGCGGTGGATGAATCTTCAGGCTGCTGGGAAAGCATATGCAGAGCCAACTCAGTTTGATGGATACTACAATGTGTCGAAACAGAATCAAGAAAAGATTGCTGAATGGCTCGGAAAAAGTTTTCATTTATACAACAATGAGTACGGCAATGATTTCCAAGCTGTTAAAGAACAGCTAGAGAAGCATATTGAAGCAAATAAGCCACAATTGCTCATACTGGATAATCTTATGGCATTTAACATAAAAAGCCTTTCTGACAACAAATTTGAAGCTCAGACAGAGTTTGTATTAACCTTGCATAAGATGGCTGAGAAGTACGACATACATATCATGTTTGTGGCTCATCCGAGGAAAGCAATGGGATTTTTGAGACTGGATGATATTTCCGGTACTGCGGATCTCGGAAATGCTGTAGACAATGCATTTATTGTCCATCGTGTGAATAATGATTTTATTCGGCTAAGTAAGCAGATGTTTGGGTGGAAGGACGATGATCCAATCTATCAGGCATCCAATGTGGTTGAGATCGCAAAAGATCGTGATGGTGGGATACAGGATTATTTTGTGCCGCTGTATTATGAAGTAGAAAGTAAGCGACTGAAAAATAGCTTCACTGAAAACAAAGTATACGGATGGAACGGATCGGGAGATGGTTTTGTACAGGCAAAACAGGAAGAAATTCCATTTAAGGATAAATACCTGACAGATGAAGAAGTGCGACTTGAATGTAGAAAGATAGTTCGTGAATTTAAAGATGCTACTGGAACCGATGAAGAATGTATGAAACTACAGGTACAATCACAGAGAATCTTTGAATTATCTGGAAAAACAAGTTTTGCAAAAGAAAAACTTCTGTCGGCTATGAATCAAATTGACAGGAAAATGACGGAGAATCAGTCGAGGAGTAGCAAATGAAAAATAAGCAAGAAATAGCATTTATGATGTGGAATGATAAGCGACCGATAAAAGATATTGCTAATTCTTTAGGGGTTTCATGCGCATCCGTTTACAAATATATAGAGCGGGAAAAATATCTTAGGTCGGAAGCTGCTACGCATGAAAAGAAAGAATATGATCCAGAAAAGCTGCGAAAAGAGATTGAATCTGGACTTACCATAAAACAGTTGGCTATCAGATATGGAATTGGCGAAAACACAATTCGCAGAAGATGTAATAAACATGGAATCCTGTACGGAAAAGCCAGAAAAGCTGAGTACAAAGGGAAGAATGCGGACAGACATTTATGCCGATCGTGTTGTTTCAGAATGTCAAATAAGGCTTTTTTGAGTGTCGGCATGAGATGC